TGTGCGCGTTCTGTGCCATTGCGCAGACGTTGACGGCGATGTTCATGCCCACGATCAGCGTATCCCAATGATGCGCGTCGCCAAATCCACGGGAGAGGGCGAAGACGGCTGAGTGCAGCTCGGTCAGAACGGCAACGCGATCGTGCTCCGGCATCGGATCGTCAGCGTTGAATAAATTGCTGACGATGTTGTTTTTGACAAGCCGAGGCTTTCTGTTCGTTCGCTTCCTCATTACATTCCCCATGCCGCGCGAGTTGTGCGCAGAATTGATTCGATTGTTGTGGCCACTTCAAAAAATCTCAGCGATCAGGTACGCAATTCCTGCCGCGACTGGAACCGCAAGGCAGGCCCACTCGAACGCGGTCAGTTTTCTTTTGTCAGTCACCGCGCTTCTCCTCTCCGCTCTGCGCGCCTTGCTCGATTAGTGCTCGGATCAAATCGGCCGAACTCACCTTTCCGAATCGCTCAAGTATGGCAAGTGCCCGCTCCAGCGCTTGGCGCTCTGCGGCTTGCCAGCTTCTCCAAGCCACGCGGGCAGATGGATATGAATAGATGCCGGTTAGGCGGCTCTTGTCAGCGCTGATCCCTTCTGATTCGCACCACGCTTCGAATCGTTCGCGGCTATTCATTCCCTTCCTCCCCGGATTGCCTTGCTCGGTCGATGGCGGCTAGAACTCGCCTGAATGCCTGAATACCTGCAACGTTCAATTCAGCCTCGGCGCGTGCCAATTCGATGCGAATGTCGCGCCGAATATGTGGCAGCAGATTTGCATCATCCGGCGTGGGGTGGGCGAATAGCGGCGTCCAAAAGCTCCTGCGCGTGTCACACATCCGCGCGTCGCTGTCCATGATCGGGCCTTCGAATCCGCCGTCGCTGCGATAGCGGACCCACGCCACCGGCTCCTTCCTCTCCGCCAATACGCGGGATTCGAGGGCGCGGGCAGTCTGTACGAATGCGTCCCATGAACCTTGATAGCGCGCCACGTTCCAGAGTTTTCCAAGGTCGTCGTCAGTCATTTGCTCGCTCCCTTGGCTCGTTGCCTGTCGATATAAGCGTCGTATTCATCCGGTCGCCGCTGAAGCTGGCGAGCATAGCGCCACCGCTCCGCATCAATCCTGTCTTGCTCTGCGGACTGGGCGAGAGGGGCGTTTCTAAGGCAGGAAAAGCACCCGCGGCCGCCGCAATGAGCGCAGGGGTCGTTCTTAATTACCATCGCATCGGGGTACCCATTTCCACCCGGAACGGCTCCGACCGCCTCTTGCTTGTCGCTCGGAGTGGCGAGAGGGGCGGCGTAGAGCGGGCGCACTTCGAACCCTCGATTTCTATGCCAATCGAGTTGTGCCGCATCGACGTGTGTCCACTTTCCGAAACTGTCGAAGTACTGCCACGCCACCGGTTCATCTGAGAGAGGGGCGGGGGTGGCGAGAGCGCTCTGGTACATCAAGATCGCCTGATACAGCATCCGGTCTTGTTCTTCGGTATTCGTTCCGAAGCGCGCACGCGCGACACTGAACGCGTTTTCGTCCAATGCTGCTTTGTCGTGAAGGTCAAACGCAAATCGCTTATGCAGGTCAGTCATCTCAGTCTTCCAAAGTTAATCGCTAAAGGGCGGGGAGGTTAGGCGAACAGGTCCGCGATGGCCTTGCGTGCTCGCCGCATCTCGCGCGCCGTCTCTGCGTGATGCTCGGCGTCGTACGCGAGATGGCAACGCTGGCAAAGCGCCTTCAGGTTCGATGGGTCACAGTTCTCAGGCACGTGATCGAGGTGCGCAATCGTCAGCACGATGCGCGTCCATCGATTGCCGAGATACTCGGACGCTTTCCGACGTCCAAGCAGACGGCCCGTTTCCGCGTCGTACACCTCGCCGTCGCCTTCGTACCGCTGAAACGTGCCGGCGCAGCTATCGATGCCGCGCACGATCATGTCGCCGTTCGCAACGCGGCATTGCTCGCAGCGGTTGCCAGCGCGCTCGAGAATCGATGCGCGAATCTGCTTCCAGTTGGCCGGATAACGGGCGCGGTTCTCAGGCTTGATTGGCATCACCGCCTCCTGATACCTGCGCGTTGAATTCCGCGATGAGCTTGTCGATCGGGTTGTCGAACAGCGCGCCTCGCGTCACCTTAAGCTCTCGGATGTAATGCCCAGGGCCGTTAAGCGCAACGAGCACCTCACGCAGAGCATTGGCGTCGACGGTCACGGTCTGCTTTTGTTCGCTCATTTCTCACCTCGTGCAATAACAGCATTCCCGACAATGACGCTGACTCTCTGCCCGGTTATGTGCGAGAGCACTTCCACGAAGGCCACGCAAGCGGCGTGGATCAGGGCGTCAGTGGCTTTCTTCGCGCGGCCGAGGCGGTCGAGTGCTTCGAGCAGCGCGAGGTAGGGGCGAAGGTGGCGGATCATGCTTCGCGTGCGCGGAGCATGGCGTCTGCGATCGCATATGCCGACCGAGCGGCGCCGTCGAGATACTCGGTGCCGCTTAGATCGCCTTGCGATTGATTCCAGATTTCACACGGGAAGTGCGATAGCGCGTGATCCATCGCGCGCGCCGCGAAGTAGTCGCGCAGCGTCATGCCGAGCGTCTCGAAGTCGTTATTGCCGAACTGGAACGGCTGAAGTTCGCCATCGTTCCTGTTGATCGACGCCTTTCCCGGAAACGCCGGACCACCGCCGTTCTTCTCGCTCATGCTGTCCTCTTTAATCGTTATCCGGCGCAGGGCCGGGGGTGTCGGTAGGCATTTGGTTCGTGCTAAAGCAATGCCGCATTGGTGACTATAGTACTAATACGGCATCGTTTCCGCAAGCGATAAATCGCTATTTGCGCGTCACCATACAGAGCGATCGGAAGCGGTCTTGCTCTGCGCTGTAGCCGGTGAGATTTCTGCGCATCCACACTGGCGGCTCGAGAACCGTTGTTGCCTTGTCGACGGCGTTCCGTAACTCGTCGCCTTCGAGAAGTTGAAACGTCACCGCGCCGCGCTGGTTGTTGCGCCACACCTGGCCACGGCTGACCATAAGATGCAGCGTTTCGCGCACACACGAACGAGGGCGGCCGGGCAGCATGTCGAGCACGGCGTCTTGGCTATATGCAACGCCCGGCTTCATCACTTCGGCGAGCTCGTGCGGCGATACGGTTTCCGGCTGGCGGTTGGCGCTGATTGTTGTTCTCATGCTGCGTTCGGTTCAAGGTTCATTTTGCGGGCTCGGCGGGGTTCCCATCGGGCGAGTGCGTTGTCGAACTTCTCGACCTTGTCTTCGTATGGCGCCGGGCCAGCGTCCAGCCAGCAATGGCACGCGTAGCAGCCGGGAACGCTAAATCGATGCTCCGCTTTCATTGCGCCGGCCTTTCCATGCTTGCTGAAGTTGGAATGACATGGTACGACTGTGGGATCGGCCCAATCGGTCCACGGACACTTGACGTTGAGGTAGCACGGCTCGTTTCTGCACGCAGCCAGATACTTCGATCCCTGCTCGACGGTCGGCTTCTTGACGCGCGACTTCATCGCCGTGCGTTTGAGCGTCGTCTGCCGATCTGCCAGAGCAAACGGCTTCGGCTCGGGGCGCTTGAAGCCAGTGCGGCGAAGTGGGGTAGAGCGCTTCATCCGTGGCTCCCAAGTACGCGCAGGCAATACCAGAACGAATGCGGCGTCGCTCGGCATTCCTGCCACATCGACACTTCGTACCAAACGGAAGCGACGATGAGCAGAGCAAACAGCGCGACGAATAACAGTGACGCCTTCATGCTGTTTCCTCCGTGCGCATCTCTTTCCAGCGCTCCAGAGTGTCGATCGACTCCTGAACGTCCTTGCCGATGTCCTTGTGACCGCGCCCGCCAGCAACGAGCAGCTTCTTGATTGCGTGTTGCAAGCAAGGGTCAGATACGCCGAACATCGACAGCACACGGTAGACATCGACAGCAGGGTAGGGGCACGGCTTGAAGTAGTGACCGTGTTTCTGCTCGCTCATCGCGCGGCCTCCAGCAATTGAAAAAACGGGTTCATTTGGCCGTTTTTCGCCGCTCGGCGCGCCTTGAAGATCATGCGGTTCTTCTGCATGTGCCTTGCCGTGCGCTCAGCAGGCGTGTACGGCCTCGGCTTCTTCGCGTCTTCTCCCGGTCCAATGCGATAGATTGCTGTCATCGTGCCGCCGCGATTGCCTGCAGCTCGCCTCCAGTCGAGGATGTGCGCTTGACCATCTGCGTGCGCTCGGGTGATCTGTCGCCACGCGGACTTTCGGTGCGTGTTGAGCGCTTCGCTCATCTCCGTTATCGTGTAGTCGCGCTCGCTCAGTAAGGCGAGAACTTGTTCTCTTGTAATCATGCGGCGAGATCCTCGTATCCTGGCGGAGCGCTCAGTGGAATGTTGTTTTCGACGAACCACGCTTGGACGTACTCAAGCAGGCTGTTCATGCGGCCGACGCCCATCTGAGCGCTCGACTCACGAACGTTGCAGAATTCACCCTCTAGGCCGGGGATAACGTCGGCACCGATGCCTGTTGCGATCGCATGGCCGCTCACAAAAAGCACCTTCCATTGGGCGACTGAGAACTGGCGGCCCATGTACGTTGCCTGCTTCGACGCCACGCCGAACAGATGGTGGAGCAGGGCGTTTTGATTCAGGCTGCGTGTTCGCTCTTGCAGAACCATCATGTGACCGTCTGGTCGGCGCTTTAGGCATTCGATCGCATACGCGCGGCTGGTAGGAGTGAGGAAGATCGTTTCCTTCATGCTGCCGCCACCATCACGACACACTCGCCGCCCTTGACAATCGGCCCGCGCGTCACAAGCAGTTCGTCGATCTGCTCGTCATCGTCGAATACGCCGGCGTGCTCGAGCGCGTCGCAGAGTCCCTTGAGCCTGTTATCAACATCACCTTTGCGGCGGTCGCGCATGCAAATGCGGACGGCCATGAACAATCGAGAACTGCCGAACTTGATGGCTTCGCGCTCGGCAACGATCTCGGCGACCTTCTGGCGAAAATCCTTCGCTTCTTGCGTCAGGTAGACGCCGCGCGGAGATTGCCGCCAGTAGCGATTGACGGAGGGCGGAAGGGGGAGCGTCAGGAACTGGCTGACGCCGTAGAGTTCGCTCATGCTGCTTGCTCTCCCGCGAACAGATCCGCCTGGTTATCCGCGACGGCCGCTTTGCAGTTCTCGACGGCAAGACGGTAGTACGACGATTTGAGCTCAGACCCAATGCCGCGGCGCCCCATCTTCAACGCCGTATAGACTTCGCTGCCGATTCCGAGGAACGGCGTGTAGACCAGATCGTTCGGGTTCGTCCACAGTTCGATGGCGCGCTCGATCACTTCGAGCTGGAGCGGCGAAATATGGCGCTCGTCGTCGTTCTCGCGCGCGCTCATATATTGCAGCGTCTTCGACTGGTTGATGTCCATCCAGACGGGAGACGCGAAGCGCTGCCAAAGATCGACCGGGAAATCCTCCGTCGTGTGCGTGACCGGCTCGAGATTTTCGCCCGGCTTACGCATGATGACGAGATAATCGGCGATGCCTTGCCGGCTCATTGCGCTGTCTTTGCGCAGTTGCTTGTAGAGCAGACCGAGTGCCTTCGTGCGCTGCATCGCAACGACCGGATCTTTCCAAATGCACACTTCCGAGTGGTAGATGAAACCGGCTTCTTGGTGCGCGCGGATGATCTCGCCGCGGAAGTCCTTCAGACCGATGTAGCCATCGCGCGCCTTCGACGTCGGAAGTTGCATGCAATGGATCGCAACCAGTCGGCCCGGCTTCATGATGCGGAAATGCTCGGCGATCAGGAATCGATAGTGCGTCCAGAAATCAGCGCTCGATGCATTGTTGCCCATGTCGCGCTCGGAATTGCTGAACACGAATAACGACTCGAACGGCGGGCTGTACACCGAGAAATCGACGGAATTCTCGGGAAGCGATCGCGCGAGGTCCACGCAGTCGGCGTTGTAGACTGAAAATCGATCTTGGATTTCTTGGTTAATGACGTTCATTGCAGTGTCTCGACGTTGTTGATCACCCAGGCCGGGATGACGATGGGCATGGTCGGCCGATATGCTTCGGTTCCGCTCGATGCGCCTTGAATCTGTTTCTTGGTGATGCCCATCATGTGCGCGACCATTTCCAGCGCCATGACGTTCGCTTGTTCCTGCTTGCGCTTGATGTTGTCCTTGACCGCGCCTTCCGTGTCCGCGGTGATGATGTGGACGTTGACTTCGCGCTTTTGGCCGAATCGATAGCAGCGACGCACGGCTTGATAGAACTCTTCGAAGCTGTCGTTCATGCCGGCAAAGATCATCTGATTGCAGTGCTGCCAGTTCATGCCTGCGCCGCAGATCGACGGCTTGCTGACCAAAACACGCTTCTCGCCACGCGTGAATGCCATGATGTTTCCCGTCTTCTGCTCGGCCGTCATGGAGCCGGTCACTTCGACCGCGCCGTCGATCATCTTTGCGAGGCGCTCGGATTCTTCGTTCAGGTGGCACCAGACGATCACGGGGCCGTCGTGCTCATTTGCGATGTTCGCGGCCACTTCGAGGCGCGAATTGATGCTTGCCTTTTTGGCTTGGCGACGCTCGGACAGCGATTGCGCAACAGTCGCGAACAGCTGCCCTTCGAGCAGTTCGCCGCCAGATACCACATGCTCATGCATCTTGAGCGCGGGGAGCACATACCGCGAGCCGTAAAATCCGAGATCGGCAGGGCTGCGAATGCAGATGGCCCACGTCGCCATCCATTCCCAAAACTTGACCTTGCCGTGACCCTTCAGCCGCCACTTGCCGGTGTCGCCGCCGTCGTGCGTGAAGAACGTAGAGAGCATTTCGACGGCCGTCATGACGCCGAGGAATTCAGCCTGATTGCCGAGCTCCATCCAATCATTCGGGCTGGGCGTCGCCGTGCAGGACAGCTTGTAGGGCGTTCGGCGGAATGAATCCGTGATGAACTGACGCGTCTTGCCGTTCGCCGACTTGATGACGCTCGATTCGTCGAGAACGACGCCGACGAACGATTCAAGGTCGAAATGCTCAAGCATTTCGTAGTTCGTGATCGTGATGCCATCGACAACATCAGCATCGCTGCGGCAATATTTCACTTCAATGCCGATCTTCGCGGCTTCTTCGATGGTTTGCTGCGCCACGCAGAGCGGCGCGGCGATGATTACGTTTCCGCCAGTGTGCTTGTGGACTTCGTTCGCCCAAGTGACTTGCTGTACAGTCTTGCCGAGGCCCGTATCCTCGAACAGTGCAGCGCGCCCACGCTTCAGCGCCCACTTCACGCAAGCGGCTTGAAAATCGAACAGCGGGCCAACCGGAACATCGCAATCGAACCCGGTCGGAATGTCTGAAAACTGCTTGCTGGCAATGAACGCCTCGTATGCGCCCGTGTGTTGTGCCGCGTGTAAGGCGCTTTGTGTTGTTTGAATCACGCTCGTTTCCCCGATTTGATATAGGCCCAAACTTCCTTCTTTGCTCGCTCGGCCGCTACGTCTCCGGCCTTTTCTCTAACGCGCTCGACAATTTCTTTGGCTTCCGAGTAGTCCCCGTTTCGGCCTGCTCGCACTGCCGATAGAAATCGGCGCAATGCTTCCTCTCGACTCACGTCAGCACCATGGGATGCTTGACCAGTCCACGGTGCGGCGAATCACGTAGTGCCGGCGCAAGGGCTCAGCCCAAGGGTTCGCGCACGCGATTTCAAGGTAACCACCAGAGAGAATCGTTAAGGTCGTGGACATGGTTGCTCTCGGTTAAACGCGGATCTCGAGTCGATCCTTGATGACGAGGCGGGCGCCGACGATTTCCTGACCGGATTCGAGCGCCTTCTTCAGTTCCGTCTTGTTCGGCTCGGTCTTGACGCGCATGAACTGTTGCGGGATCAACTCGGCGTCGAGCACTTCGACGGACTTGTCGCGGCCCTCGCGCAGGGCGATGGTCACGAGCGGGTTTTCGATGCGAAGGCGCTGAACGGCCTTCATGTTCAGTTGCAGGTAGTCTTGCAGTCGCTCGGCGCGCGCTTCGATCTTGCGGGCACGCTCAACGAGCTCGGCGGCCGCATCGCGGATCATCTTCGCGTTGGCATCGAGTTCGCGCGAAATCAGGGCGCATCCGACAGCCTTCTTGTCGAAATCTTCGGCGCAGCCTTCGAGCGTGTCTTCGATCGTGGTGTCGTCGAAACCTGCGTCCATCAGGTCATTGCGGATCGCGAGCAGTTCGCCAGTCAGTTGGTAAAGCGGTGCGTTCACGGCTATTTCCTTTTGGTTGTATGCTGCTGTTTGAGGATCGTTTCAACCATCATACCGCGAAACGATCCTAATAGGGCATCGTTTAAGCACAAATTTTTTGCAGGATCGAACGTGTGCGGCGAAGATCCTGAGCGTCACGCATCTCGACGATCAAGCGCAGCATGTCCCGGCGCATCGTCGCTTCGAGGATGGCGATTTCCGCGTCTCTCAACTGCTGGCGAACGTCGCTTGTCGGGTGGTCGATCATGGGAAGGTGCGAGAATGCTTGCGCTCGCGCTGCTGCGCTGTCGATGTCGGCGAATAAGGCGGTCTTGTTCATGATTGTTCTCCGGTTTCCTTGCTCATGTGCGCGAGGGCGGCTTCTGCATGCTCAAGTTGCCGCTTTAGGTGTTGAATTTGTGACTGCTTGCGGGCGATGAACGATTCTCGGGCCAGTTCTTCCGTTGGGTATGCCCAACGCTTGCGGGCGTTATCAAGAACGAATTTCTCCGTTCCATATATGTCGATCCAGCATCCCTTTGGGGTCTTTCGCTTGATCTCGTAGTGATTCAGCGCCACGTTGACGATGAATTCATATCCTTCGCCGTAGGCGTTTGAATCGTACCGACACAGGCTGCCGAGTTTCCACCACGGCATCTTTTCTCGGCCGCAGATCCGTATCGTCGCCTCGCCAGGATCGGCCAACAGGTCAAAAATTTCCATCATTACCCCTCAGAACCCCGCGCCACTCAAACCCGCCAGCATGCTCCGCTGCGTCGCTTCGTGTGTCGCAGTACTCCGCTGCATCCTCTGGCGTCTGAGCCGATCGGCCCCAGTATTCGCCACTCCAGCAGCTAAACCATCGCGTTAGCCTGCCAGTCGCCTTTGTGCGGACTTCGTACACGCCGTGATGGACTGGCTTAATCGTTCTCGGAAACCACCCACTAAGCTGCTCCTCCATGCTTGATCTCCTGTGCGCCGCCAGCGCAGGCCGGCGACGCGGTGCGGTTTAGGTCAGAACGGCACGTCGCTCATGTCATCGTTGAGGTCAGCGTTCGCCGGTGCGGTCTTATTGCGCTGAGCGGGGCGCTTGGGGTGCTGGCTCTCGCCGCTTGCGCCACCGTCCTGGCGGCCGCCGAGCATTTGCATCTGGTCGGCAACGATCTCGGTCGAGTACTTCTCTGCGCCGTCCTTGTCCGTCCATTTGCGCGTGCGGATCTTTCCTTCGATGTAGCAGGACGAGCCTTTCTTCAGGTATTGCGTGACGATCTCGGCCAACTTCCCGAAGAAAGCGACGCGATGCCATTCAGTCGATTCTTTCCATTCGCCGGTGGACTTGTCCTTGTACTTGTCCGTCGTCGCGAGGCGAATGTTCGCCACGGCGTCACCACTGGGCAGATACCTTGTTTCGACGTCCGCGCCCAAATTTCCGATGAGTACGACTTTGTTGACTGATGCCATGATGTTTCCTTATGCGTGAGCGGGTTCGGAGAGAGCGGCCTTGCGCTCGTCATACTTCTTCTGCAGCTTCGTTTTCTGCTCGTCAGTAGCGCGCTTCCATGCGGCGCCAAAGATGCCTTTGAGCGATTCGAGGTCTTCGCACTCGTTGAGTGCGATGAGGCAATCAGCCACTTCGCTGTCGGGCATTGCGGGCACGGTGTTTCGTGCGGGGGCTGCGACGTCGTGCGTGTGCGCATCGGCGTCGTTGTCACCTTCGGTCGGGATGCAGAAGGCTTGAAACGCGGCGTATTTGAAGGCTGCGCTCATCGCCTTATTCGAGCTCTTGTCAGCCGAGTCCATCGCCTCGCCGACAGTCGCTATCGTGTGCTTGCTGCCGTCCTCGGCGCTCACGAAGTCGAACTCGACATGCACGGTCGTGTAGAAGATCGCGCCACCCTTGGACGTCTGGCGCTCGACCTGCTCACGCTTGATGACGCGCGGGAGGATGCAGAGCTTTCGAGCAGCAAGCATCGGCGAGAGAGCCGAATAAACGTCATCGATGCCGCGGAAGTTGTAGCCTTGCTGCTGGTTCTTGCGATCCTTCGAGATGCCTTCGCGGGCCATATCAGAAATCACATTGCAGATCGCCGAATACACGCGCGGGAAGTTGGTCGATTCGCTCATTTGGGTTCTCCAGTTCGTATTGCTGCTGTTCGTCGTGTTCGATTTGTTGCTGGCCGTTGTCGTCGCTCATCACGTCACCACGCTTGCAACGATCACAACCAGCGCCGCCAGAGCCGCAAACAGCAAAGCTGTCCGGCCCGGAAACTCCAACAGCGCGAGGTCGATCCGGTCCGAAAGCGACGGACGGATATGCTTCACGTCCATGTTCTTCGGGAATTGCGGAAACGATACTTTTACAGTGTCGCTTGCGGGCAAAATTTTTCCCGCAACGTCTGACGGCTGCAGGGAAAAGCCGGATGCGAGGCGTAATAAGCCGTTATGTACGTGGTGCTGGAGCTTCATAGTTGGTCCTTTCCTTGGTTGTTGTTGTGGTTGCTGCGTTGATGTAACGATACTAAAAGAGCGACGTTAAAGCAAGCGAAAAAAGATACTGTTCTGCGCGTGAGTTCACATTGCTTCGCGGCCCAGCCTTCCGATGAACCGTTTCGTGGCTGCTAGGCTCCGCCGAGCTGCTTTTCGCGCCTGGATCGCTTCGTGCGCTGCCATGCAGTGCGGGCACTCAGACAGGAATTCACGCAGATCCTCTTCCGCCATGTACTCGAGATACTGCTCGTAGGTATCGCAGGCCGGCTCTGGCGTGTATGCCGCCTTCAGGTGTGTCGTGTCTTGGTTGTGCTTCCGCCATGTCGCGTCGTCGAGGATCGCGTCGAACGGCGGCGGCTGCAGATAGCCGTTCACGCCGTTGCATTTGCTCAGGCTCTCGCCGATGACGTTCTTCAGGCGGCGGATCTCGCCAGTCAGCCGCGCGTAGTCGCGGACGGCCTTCAGCGCTTTCTGTTCGATGCTCATGCTCCCTCCTGTTTCGCGTAGACGATGCGCACCTTGTATTCCGGCTTCTCGCGCATCAGATAGAACGTCGATTCGCCGACATCGCGCCATACCATGTTGTGGACGTCGCGCACCTGGTAGATTGGCTCGACGCGGAGCGATACGGCCGCGTTCATGTAGTCTGCGAACATGCGCAGCTTCCACGCGTCCGACTCCCAGTAATCCTCGCCGGTAGCCTTGAGCATCAGCGCGACAACGTGCTCGTCGTCGATCAGTTCCATCTGGCTCATGTCACCTCCCGAGCGCGTGAAAGATCGCGCTGACAGTCGTTTTGATGAATTCGTTCGCGGCTAACGCATACATGCATGCGGCGAATACGTCACGCTTGGTCATTTCGCCTCCAGTGCCATCGCCGCATCGATTGCTTCTCGAGCGGAATCGTAGAACTCTCCTTCGCCGGAAATGACGCCTTGGTCACCATGAAGCTGGCACGTCTCGCCATACCACTGCACAACCGCTGAGCGGCGAACCATGAAGTCGAGGCGAGCGGTATCGGTGCCGGTTTCGTGCGTCGCGTGGCACGTTCCGCAGATTCCGGGGTTGTGCGCCATGATTGAATCGCCGCAGTGCTCGCACATGGGCAGTGCCTGACATTGTTCGCGTTCGGTCATTTCGGCTCCTTCATGGCTGCGAGCGCGAGTTCCGCATGCTTACGCTGGCGCGTGGCGTGGATGATCTGCCATTCCTTTCGCTCAATGAACGAGTCGCGGGCTAGCTCCTCAGTCGGATAGGCGTAGCGCTTGCGGGCGTTATCGAGCACGAACTTCTGTTGCCCCCATACGTCGATCCATGCGCCTTTTGGCGTCTTTCGAACGATGCGATACCAAGTCAGGCCGATTCGCACGTTGTCGCGTGTGCCGTATTCTTCGCGATACATGGTCGAGTCGTATCTGCAGAGTCCGCCAAGCGGCCAGCTCGGCATAAGCCGTTCGCCGGCAATCTCGATTGTTGGCTGGTCGTCGAGAAGGTTGTTCAAGTCGAGGCTCATGCTGCCTCCTTCTCGCCGATCAGCTTGTCGCGCCATCCCACCAGCACCTTTTCAACCTCCTGCATCGTGCGGAAATCCGGATCGCCATTGCCGCAGCAGACGTAGCCATGATCGTCCGCAGGATGGCCGCAGCACGCCATGCCGACTGGCTCAGAGATCGTCAGCAGCGCGTCTTCGATCGTCTTCAGTTCAGCATTGCGTATGATGGCGCGGGCAAAGCGCATAACGGTCACGTATCGCGCTTCGGGATTCAGCATCAGGTCTGATCCGTCGTCCTTGCTGACGAACAAGCCAGCCTCCAGCGCGGCCCGATGAATCGCATCGTCGACTTCCTTGGTCATAGCTTCCTCAGATCCTTTTTCGTTTGGTCGTATAAGAACCCGATCGCAAGACCGAGCACGAATGTGCCGAGCAGGTATGCGATCAGGATGGAGAGCGTGTCGGGCGTCATGGCGCTGGTGTGATGCCGCAATAGATGCAAAGATACTATTACGGCATCGTTTTAGCAAGCGGAAAGTACGCTATTTGTTGACGCCTCTCGCGCGACCCACGCGCGCCTTTCAAACGCCGGCCGCAGCTTCTCATACGTGCTGTCGCGTAAGTCTCCGATAGCGTGCATGATCTTCGCCGCAACACGCGAGGCCGTCATCGGGCTAACGCCGCATTCGAGCGCGATGCGTGCCTGGCTCAACTCTTGGCGCTTGCTGTCGATGAACTCGCGCATGAGTAGCAGGGAGACGAGATGACGATTGGAGTGCATGCCTGCGCACATGTGCATGAGCCGTTCGATGCCAGCAGCTCGCTCGCCACATTCCCCGCCGAACGTTGCGTCAAGCATGGCGCGCTGATCGAGCGACAGGTGACTGGCGATCACTTCGAGGATGAATGACGCCTGCGCTTTCTTCTCGTGCGTAGAGAGGATTAGGCGGCCGCCTTCCTTGCCGGTGTACTCTTTGATCTCGCCGATCTTGACGCCTAGGAGGGCTCTCCACGAGTAGGCGAAGAGTAGCGCCGCCTCCACGCTTCGGAACATTGGTAATCCTTGCATCGCTTCGTCATCACATGCAGCTTTGCGCAGAGTAATACCGTGCTGCCGAAACTGATCTTCCCGATTTCCCACACACAGCCGCGACATGTCCTGGCCTCTTTTTCGATTAGTATCGTTAGCGGATCACGCGAATAATCGCCGCGTCTCAGGTCAGGCACTCGCCCACCTTCAGGTTTAGAAATTCGCCGTGCATCTTGGTTGCTGCTGCAACATATGCCGCATGAGCTAACTCTGGCGAGCAGTAGTCACCCAAGAACTTGGGCTGTCCGTTGTTCCTTATAGACGCCCTCCATTTTCCTGTTCTCTTGACGAAGCAGACGCCTTTAAACCCAGAGGTGTTTCGCCGCTTCGCCCCGACGTTTTGCAGGTTCTGCTGTCGCGTCGCGATTCTCAGGTTGCCGCGTTGGTTGTTCGCTTTGTTGCCGTCGCGGTGGTCTCCCTGTCTCGCGTCGCCGTACTGGAGCCCAAGAATTACCCTGTGCATCATCAGTAGCGTCCGCTTTCCAGAATGCACCGGATGCGGCGCCGCTCTGCATGCGTATCCGTCTTTGTCGGCGTACCACTTGTGACTGTTGAGTTCTTCGAAATCCTCGTCGTCAACTAAGGCAACTAAGCCGCGCGTCAGTGGGATCTCTCTCACGCATCCTCCTTTCGCTCGATCTTCGGCGGCACCCATGCGCGCGCCATTGCATTGACGAATAGCCAGAAGGCGAGGGCGGGGCTCATGCTGCGCGCTCCGTCAGGCCGCGCCATTCGCATTTATAGTGATGCGAGTAGATCAATGCGTTCCTCGCGCCGGTAGTGAAACACTCGCCATTCCACCATGCCATGTACGGCCAGTCATACCCATGTCGGCGCTCGTACCATCCAACGTGAACAGGTTCCACGTTGTGCGGGAACCACTCGGTTCTCGTCATGCCGCACTCCGCAGCGCAGGTTGATCGAGCAGCCGCGCACGGCAGGCTGCTTGCATTGCTGCGAGCGCTTCGGCCGCACCGAACGTTGCTACCGGCTCAGCGCCAGCAATGCGCCATGTGGCCTTGAGGCGCGAGCGGCCGCCACCGTTGCGCGTCACTTGATCGTCGTTCCAGAGTCGGCCTAGCAGCACGCAGACGACGTTCACATGCGATCCGATGTGCTCGGCGATCTCTGCGGGCTTGGCGCCGGCAGGATTTGCGGTGAGGTAGGAGAGGATGGCGGAGGCACTCATGCTTGCTCCTTTGCGCGCTGCTCGCGCCATTCCTTCGCGCGTGCTACGCCGACCCGATACATGCACATCATGTTGTGGAATAGGGGGACATCGAGCACACTGCCGTAAATCTCTCCCTTGCCGCTCATGACGCCCTGCTTGACCTTGCATCGCTTGCGCGCGAACTCGTCGTAGGCGTACTCGCTGCCCCACCGCTCCTGCGCTGCCTTGCTCAATTCGTCCCACTGGACGTAGAGCGCGCGGCTCACTTCCTCTGTATCGGGCATGTCGCAAACGCGAAGCCATGCAGGATTCTTTCGGCAGAACTCGGCGGCATGAGAGGATGCTTGCTCGACGCTGAAATACTCGCCAGTGTTCTCGCGAGCGCTCATTCCGCCCCCTTCGCCGCCTGCTCCGGCGTCAGGTGATTGGCGGCGAAGTCGGTGGGAGATTCGGCCGATGCGCTGGCGATTCCCGCAGCAGCGTGACGGGCGTCGCGATGCCCTTGCGCGTAGGCGATGCGCTCGTTGATGCCGAATTCCTTCGGCGCCACGCATCGCAGGTTCATGATTTGGCGATGGAGGTCGCTCATGCCGGCTCCTTGTCGCCAGCGCACCAAACACGAACACCGCCCGGAACTAAGCGCACGATGAATTGCTTGCGGTGGCGCAAGCCGAACGAATGCGCAGCGCGACGGATCACCGCAATGCGCTCTTCCGCACCTTCCACGATGAAAGATTCGCCGTTCGACATCTTGGCGAAAGGGTAGGACGACTGCCGACCGCGCTTGCGGCCCTCGGGAATCGGAATGTCTTTTTCGATCTTGAACACTGTATGGCTCCTCGTTTGGCCGATTATTCCGTGACGGATTTATGGGTTAAGATGCCACTTCGGCACACATTTACATCGCCGTTTTGGCTTTTCTGCAACGAAGGGCCAAATTTTTCGGCCCCAAACGCAGAAAGAAAGAAACATATCTAATGCGGTACGCGATGCTTAAATAGTATCGTATGTCGGCAAAAAAAGCACGCGGTTTTTCAGTCGAATCCCCTATTTTTTGGCCTTGATTCGCCTCTCGATCCGAACGACTGGCCGTGCACCAAGTCCTCAAATCGCGTCTGTTCGCCGATGAACGAAAGTCCGACAATCCCGGTTTCGCCTTGGCGCTGCTTCGTGCAGATCACCTCGCAGATGCCCTTGTCCATCGAATCCGGGTTGTAGACCTCATCGCGGTACAGGAACAGGATCGTGTCGGCGTCGGCCTCGATGTCGCCGGAGTCCTTCAGATCGCTCGATAACGGCCGCTTGTTCGGGCGCTGCTCAACGTTGCGCGAGAGCTGCGAGAGCAGGACGACGGGAATGCCAAGTTCTTTCGCCAGGTTCTTCAACCCCTTCGTGATCGCACCGATTTGCAGATCGCGCCGCTCCTCGTCGCCAGTCGCCATCAATCCCAAATAGTCGACAACAAGCATCGATAAGCCATATTTACGTTTCGCAGTTCGCGCCTTGTTACGCACTTCGAGCAGGGTCAGGCTCGGTTGATCGTCGAGATACAGTTCGAGGTTGGCAATGCGTTGTGTCGCCACAGTCACGCGCGACCATTCGTCGTTGCTCATGCCGGCCGGGTTGCGCAGTGTCGCCATAGAGATCCGGCCCTGCGACGACACAAGTCGCTGATTGAGCTGGAGGTTCGTCATCTCCATAGACAGAAAGAGAACCGGCTTAGTCTCCGCAACGTTCGCCGAAACCGTCAGCGAAAACGCGGTTTTCCCCATCGAGGGGCGGGCGGCAACGACGACCAGATCGCCCGCATAGAAGCCGCCGCCAAGCTTGCGGTCGAGATCCGTCAGGCCGGTGGAGACGGGCTTAATCAAGCCTTCCGCCTGCTTCTCCATGTGCGTGATGTAGTCGACGAGCGCTTGCGCAGCCTTCACCGGCTCCGACTTCACGACAGACTCGCCAAGCTTCTCGAGCTTCGACGACGCGCGGTCAATGATCACTGCTGCGCTCTCTGGCGTCGTTCCGATCATCTCCTGAATCTCATGCGTCATAGCAAGCACGCCGCGCTTCTGCGCACGGTCCCGCACGATGTCGGCATAGCGCGTGATGTTCGATGCGCTCGGCGTGTTGTGCGCCAGGTCGTTGAGATACGGCAGCCCGCCGACGTCTTGCGCGCGGCCTTTGGCTTGCAGGCGCTCAAACACGGTCATCACGTCAGCGCCAGCGCCGTTGCTGATCAGCGAGACGATCTCAACGAAGATCGCGCGATGGTCGCCGCGGAAGAAGTGCTCAGCGCGCAGATCGCCGATACGGTCGATGGCGTCGTTGTCGAGCAGAAGGGCGCCGAGCACACTTTGTTCGGCTTCTGCGGCTTGCGGGACGGCCCGCTGAAGGTCGTTGGCGCTCATTTTTGCTCCTTCCCGCTCTCTGCGGATTTGTCCCGAGTCGCGGCGAGATCCGCGCGAATATCGTCGCAGTTGAACCGCTTAGTCGCCCACATACGGCCAATGCGCTCGATCTGTTCGTCAGTCAGTGGGCGGTCGATCGCTCGGCGCTGTGCTGCCGTTACGTCATCCCAAGCGTGGCAACGCCCGCAAATCCGGCCATCATCTGACTCGCATTTGCAAGGCACGAAAGTATCTTGCTTGTCGCTCGCGATCGAGGCGGCGAGAATCGCTCGGACACCTTCGATGACACGCACGCCGTCAGTGGTCGGATAACCCATGAAATCCCGAAGCTTCATGGCGCGGCCTTCGAATTCGTCCAAAATCTGTTCGTCAGTCATGCTCCCTCCGAGTGTTCTTGTTTGACTTGCTTGCCGCGCGTAGTCAGAAGCCAGTTGCCGTCATCAGCCTGAAACCAGAGCTTGTACCAGTTCTCCCGCACAGCATTGCGGAACGCGGCCCGCCAGTCCTTGTACTTCTTAGAGTCGTCTTCAATGTGGCGGCGCTTGAACTCCAGCCATGCGTATCGAATGAAGTCGATAGGAAGTTTCACCTTTTCGGCGTATTCAAAGATCGTGTCGTCTTCAGGAATCGGACGCTCGCCGCTTTCCTTGCACGCATCTAACCAAGCTGACAGGGGAGTATCGGCGCGCTTGGCGCGACGGCGCGAAGCGCTACGGTTCCCTGACGGTTCTAATGACGATTCTTCTTGGTTATTAGCGGGTGCAATAGCTGTTGCACCCTTTCTTGCGTCAGATTGCACCCTTTCTTGTCGTGGATTGCACCCTTTCGCGTCGTCACTTGCACCCTTTTTGGCTCGCGCAATTTCTGCACCGTTTAGCCAGTCGGGCGAAATACGGTACTCGGCGTGACGTCCGCGGCCGCCGTCGCCAGCATTCGTGGCGATGAGCCAGCCTGCTTCTTTCATGCGGCCAAGCTGGTACTGCACCGTCCGAACGGACTGGCGCGTCTTCTTGGCGAGCGAGTCAACGGAAGGGTAGATATGCGTTCCGTCGTCGTGTGAGTGATCCGCGAGCGCGAGCGCCAATAACATGTCGCCGCCGCCATCCGGGTAGCGTTCCCAAACCATCGTCATGACTTTAACGCTCATGCTGCGGTCCCCTGCGGTAACTGTGCTTTCATTTCTTGCCTCGTATGGCCTTCTTCAGCGATTCGCAGAGCTGGTGAACCTGAGCCCGCTTCGCCTCCTTGGTTTTGAGCTTCTTGACGTTCTTCGCCATCGCCATCTGGCGAGCTTTCGTTTCGCGATCGGCGTTCACGGTTTCTCCCCAGTTGAAACGATGCCGAAATAGTAGCGTATGCTGTAAAAGATGTCTATCTCGCCGTGCGTTAACTGGGCTAAGTGCAAGAAAACACTAGAAATATGCTTCTTTTGCGGTTGCTTTTCGCTGCAAAAAGCCGGAACATACACAAAACGATGCCTAGTCGCAGGGGCGACGCACACGGCTAGAAGAAAGATCGCGTGACGCAGCACACGTCAAAGACAAAACCTTTCGAAGATTGAGGATCTAAAGAATGAGCATTGAGACCGTTGACCAGGTACGGCGTAGAAACCTGAAGTTCTTGCTCGAGCAGTTCAAGGATGAGGTTCGATCGCAGTATCCCGAGCACCCAGAGCGCGGGATGATGAAGATGTTCGCTGAGCGCCTTGGGATAAGCGTCATCAACTTTCGCCAGATCATGAGCGGTCACAAGCTGGCCGGCCCAAACCTGCGCGACAGGGTAGAAGAGGCGCTGAAGCTGCCGAGCGGATGGCTCGATACCGATCACTCAGCCGAGTTCATGGCAAAGGATGACGCCGCCAAGAAATTCAACGAAACGGTGATGGCGCTGTACGCTCAGTATCCGGAAGCGTCGCGCGATACGTTGCTGGAAGTCATGACGGCACTTATTACCGGGAAGCCGCTAGAGAGCTTGGTGCATAGCGAGCCGAAGAAGCGACCGGCCGTTCATAAATGACTGATTTGATTCGGTTGACAGGAAGTAGACAAAACATGTCCCTTTTAGTGTGAACAAAGTAAATATTCCCGCGCAAACGACTTTTATGCAACAAAGTTAAACATAAAAAACTTGCTTCGCCATATGATAGGGATTATTGTATTGGAACTGTTTCACCACAAACGATCCCGCAATAGATAGCGAAGGCAGGTAACCAATGATTGTCCAAGAACAAGTGATGTCGATCGCATCGTCGAACCAGCCTGCCGCTACGGAGGGGGGCTTATCGACATCGTTTTCGGCTGTCGAGCTAGTCAATGCGGTGACGAGTGCGATCCCGGCAGATCGTCATGCGGAGGTGCTGGCGATTCTGTTGGATCGCTGCGCGCGAAACGATGCCAAAAAAGTTGCAGAAAGCGCTTGACGCATCCGTTACGGTTCTGTACCATTTAGGCAAGATGTCGAAATTGCGTGATGCCTCGTGTAGTTAGGTCTTTCCTCGGTTCGCAAGGGCCGTTAGCCGCTCGCTTTCGAGCTTGAGTGGCGTTTTTTACACAGCAGCCGTCGCCTGAGTGTTCTCGCGACGGCTTTTTTGCGTCTGTTTCGCCTGTCGGCTCCCCACCGACCGACTTGCTCCCGTAAGGAGCAATCTCACGCATGGCGGTTGGTCGCGGCGGCATCCGCGGCGCTATGCCGGGCCTCCACCTTATAGGAGTCAGCCGCCAGTCGTGAGAGTCAAGCGCAGCTCCGCGGGCGATCCTCGCGCGCTGCGTCGGGTAGCGACTACTCTGCCGCTCAGAGTCTGGGTCCGCTTCGGCGTTGATCCAGCGCCTGGACTCGCCGGGAGGCGCTCCTGACAGCTCGGAACAGTACGAGCCCCTTTGGGAAAGGTCGCATTATGCAACTGCACGCACCTGAGTCGCTCTCGGGCCGCGACCTCCCCCAAATGGCGTCACCCTCTGCTTGCACGGTGGCGTTTTCTCTTGCCGTGCCCGGCGCTCACGCGCGGCTTATCAACGGGCGACTATGCTCGGCCCCGGCGGTCTGCGGCATCGACGAGCGCTCGAACGATGTTGCGGTGACGGTTCGACTCCGTTAGTCCGCGCTCCAAACAAAAAAGCCAGCACATCGGCTGGCTTCGTCTCGTAGCGGATCGGTCTATAACCTGAGCACCGGATTGCGTTGCGGGACCATGCTTTACCTCAGTGGCTGCTAGGCATCGCGTTCTCAGCCATATCGCGCGAATCCCGCGCGATTTCTACCTCGACTAGCTCACGCACGAGTGCAGCGAGTTTTGCGTCATCGTGATACGCGGCCCGGATGCGCGCTGCGTCTTTGCCGATGACTGAGTGAAGGCCGGCAACGAGGTCATCGTCGGCAAGCTTCTTGATGCGCTCGTCAGTCATGCGCTCGGCTTCTTCAAGCATTGCGTCGTGTTCATCCTGCTCGCCGTAATGTGCCGCTAATAATCGATTGGCGTATGCGTCTGCTGCGGATTCGATTGCTCTCATGATTTTTCTCCGTATGCGATACAAGCTAATTAGGTGCTGGTGGTGCGCACGGCTGAAAGGTGACTGGGAGCCGTGCTGCGATCCTGACGAAAAGGCGAATCTGGTTAGGCGGCCGGGTTGGTATCGAGAACGATGCGAAGGTGACTGATGGTAGCCGTCGATGAGCCGATGATTCCTGCGTTCTCGAAGGTGACCCCGTTCGCGCGCACCAGTGCTTGAAGCTTCTCGATCTCTTCGATCGCGTGAGTGACGATGAGTCGTTCGTAGTTGTTCATGGTCTGCCTCGCTTGTTGTTCGCTGTTCGTCCAGCGCATAGGTGAAACGATACTTTAATAGATTCGTTTACGCAAGCGTATTTGTGCATCTAAGTGAGATCGCGGATACGTGTAGTGGCGAAGCGCGTATTGGTACGATCAGAAACGCATCTTTAACAGTAGCTTTTGCAAAAGGGGATTGCAATGCTTCCGTGGCTGATTGGTGGTGGTATCACGCTGATTGCGCTTGCTGCGATCTACGCGTGTGCGGTGCTCGATTCGCTCGATGAGAGCTTCGATGAAGACTGGACGCCGACGCCTGAAGAGTTGCAGGCATCGCGAGAGCGTGAGAAGTCGCAACTAATCGTCACCGCCATGAAACGCGATCGGGATGCGGCATTCGCCGCATGGGCCGGGACGCCGTTCGGCGAGGTGCCGCGTATTCCTCCGAAGGAGGGCGCATGAAGCTGCTCACCTGGTTCGCATGCTGGCCGCTGCTTGGCTTGCTTGGTGTGTGCGCATTCACTGCTGACGCTCTCGGCGACGCCTGCGAAGGGATTGATTCTGTTCTGACGAGCATGCAGGACTACATCGACGAATGACGTTCGCGCAAGCCTTAGAAATCGCTCGCCGCGTGATGGAAGAACACGGCGGCATCGAAATGACGATCGAGCACATGCGACCGCGCATGACGGCGATCAACCCCGACAACCCCGAGCAAGTCGCCTGCGCTGACGCATACAACCTGCTGAGCGCGGCGGCAACGCTTCGCTGAAAGAGGATGACGCCCGCTGATGGGAATCGACCACAAACTGAAGGAATGGGCGACACCGCGGCAGGCTGAATTCATCGACTCGATCAATCTACACGGATCGGAACGAAAGGCCGCCGCAGCATTGAATCTGAGCCACGGCACGATCAGCAATGCGATCGCGTCGCTGAGAAAGCGGGCCGCTCGCTCTGGCTACAGCCCCGAGCACGACATGCGCCGCACGGTGCCGGATGGATACCTCGTCAAGGGCGTTTCGACGTACTACGACAAGGACGGCGCGCCGCGTGGCCAGTGGGTAAAAAGCGCTGTCGACAACGAGCGCCAAGCCGCGATTCTGCGTGAAGCATTCGATGCGATGGCGCAAGAGCTGCCGCGCGTCGAGCCGATCGCATCGCCGGAAGAGACGAAGCCGGATCTGTGCAACGTCTACACGCTGACGGACTGCCATCTCGGCATGCTCGCCAGCGCGAAAGAGACGCTTGATGCGAACTGGGACATCAAGATTGCAGAGCGCACGCTGGTTTCGGCGTTCCTGCATATGGTGAATTCTGCGCCGGCCGCAAAGACTGGCCTGATCGCGCAGCTCGGCGACTTCCTGCATAGCGACGGCATGCTGCCGGTAACGCCGACGCACGGCCACATTCTTGACCAAGACGGGCGATTCTCGAAGATCGTTGGCGCCGCGATTCGCGTTCTGCGCCGCATCGTTGATTTCGCGCTGGAGAAGCACGAGCAAGTCGTCGTGCTGATGGCGGAAGGCAATCACGATCTCGCCTCGAGCATCTGGCTTCGCGCGATGTTCAAGGCGCTGTATGAGAACGAGCCGCGCGTGACGGTGATCGATTCGGAGTTTCCGTACTACGTCCACCAGCACGGCGAGACGCTGGTCGCGTTCCATCACGGTCACATGAAGAAGAACGACGCCTTGCCGCTGTTCTTCGCTGCTCAGTTCCCGAAACTGTGGGGCGCGACCACGAGACGATACGCGCATACGGGACACCGCCATCACGTCGAAGAGAAAGAGCACAGCGGCATGACGGTCATTCAGCATCCGACGATCGCAGCTCGCGACGCATACGCTGCGCGCGGCGGCTGGTTATCGGAGCGTGCCGCGGTGGCGATCACGTATCACTCGAAGTTCGGCCAGGTGGCGAGAACGATCGTCACGCCGGATATGTTCGCGGAGGCCGCATGAGCAGAAGCGATCCTCACTCCGACATTCAAACACTCTGCGACGCGCTCTCAATCGCAATCCTGCTGCTCTACAACGAAGACGCGATCACGCTGCCTGACGCAGAGGCGGAAGCGGTGAACGCGCGTCTGTACGCGATCGACGACGACGCTGATGTGCGACTCGAGATCATGAAGGCGGCGATGGCGATTCTGAAGCGCAGCAGGGCGGTGCATTGATGTTCGGCACGCTCGCACCGTTTCTGATTCTGATTATCTGCGTGGCGCTGAGTCACGCATAACGATCCCCGCGCGCCCGGTCAGGGCAGGCACCCGGAACACATACGGGCCGGACGCGCACCTAACACGAGACTGCTTGCAGTCACGCGCCCAGCGGAGAGGTGGCGCGAAGCATCACGAGTAACCGCCGCAGGCAGACATGCTCATGGAAGGCGCTCCTCCCCGACCTCGGTCGGTTTCTACGCCGGCAGGGTCTGCCAACTACACCGCATGAGTGAAATTCACTCCATGCTCGCGCCTCCGAGCGCAAGAATTCACTCAAGGAACAGCAATGGCGCTGACAGACAAGCAGCGCCGCTTCGTGGACGAATACCTCATTGACTTGAACGCCACGCAAGCGGCAATCAGGGCAGGGTATAGCGAGAAAACCGCACGTTCCATCGCTGCTGAGAACCTTACCAAACCTGACGTAAGCGAATATCTGACCAAACGTCGGGCAGAAATTGCCGCATCGACTGCGATCACGCCTGAAGTGGTGCTGCAGCGATGGTGGGATCTGGCAAACGTCGACATCAACGAGATCGTCGAGTACCGGCGCGATAACTGCCGGCACTGCTGGGGCATTGACCATCAATACCAGTGGACGGAAGCCGAATTCGAGCGCGCCACTCATGAGGCAGCCGACAACGGAAAGGAATCGCCGGACAGCATCGGCGGATTCGGGTTCATTGCGACACGTGAGCCCAATCCCGAGTGCCCCGAATGCGCTGGTGAGGGTAAGGGCAAGGTCCACGTCCACGATACGCGCCGATTGAAGGGCGCTGCACGTCGGCTGTATGCCGGCGTCCACCAGGGCAAAGATGGCCTGAAGGCGCTTGTCGACGACCGCATGAAGGCGCTCGACAACGTGTCACGCATTCTTGGCGTCTATAGCGATCGACGCGACGATCCGATTAAGGCGGCGCAGGCTGAAAAGCTCCGCATGGAAAACGAACTGATGCGCAAGGACATGGAAGACGGTGACGAATCGCCGCCTGAGTCGCGCAAGTTCGTGATCGAGGTGCGGGACGCAAGGAAGCGCGACGATGCCGAGTCTTAACGTTCCGCAGGCTCAGTTCCTGTCGATGGAGCACAAGTTTCGCGCCTACGTTGCGGGATTCGGCTCCGGCAAGACGTGGGTCGGTTGCGGCGGCTTGATGCAGCACTTCTGGGAGTATCCGCGCATCAATGCGGGCTACTTCGCGCCGTCGTATCCGCAGATCCGCGACATCTTCTATCCGACCGTTGAGGAAGTGGCTTCCGACTGGGGGCTTAGCGTCCGCATCAACGAGTCGAACAAGGAAGTACACATATTCGATGGGCGAAAGTCGCGCGGCACGATCATCTGCCGTTCGATGGAGCGACCCGACACGATCGTTGGTTTCAAGATCGGCAAGGCGTTGTGCGACGAGCTCGACGTTATGAAGGCGGACAAGGCGCAGCAGGCATGGCGAAAGATCATCGCCCGTATGCGCTACAAGGTGGACAACCTGAAGAACGGCGTCGACGTGACGACCACGCCCGAAGGGTTCCGCTTTGTGCATTCGCAGTTCGTCAAGCAGCTGAGCGAGAAGCCGGCGCTCGGCGGCATGTACGGGCTGATTCAGGCGAGCACGTATGACAACGAGGCGAACCTGCCTGATGACTACATCGACTCGCTGTTTCAGACATATCCGCCGCAACTGATCGACGCATATCTGCGCGGCCAGTTCTGCAACCTGACGAGCGGCAGCGTCTATCCGAACTTTGACCGCAAACTGAACCACAGCGACGCCGAGATCAAGCCTGGCGAGCCGCTGCACATCGGCATGGACTTCAACGTGCTCCGCATGGCATCGGTGGTGTACGTCATCCGTGACGGCAATCCGATTGCTGTAGACGAGCTGGTCGACGTGCGGGATACGCCGGACATGGCGCGAATCATCGGCGAGCGTTGGCGCGACAACGGCCACGCCATCACGATCTACCCGGACGCCAGCGGCCAGAACACGAGCAGCAAGAAGGCGTCCGAATCCGATATTTCGATCCTGAAGCAAGCCAAGTTCACGATCAACGTCGGCTCGACGAACCCGGCTGTGAAAGACCGCGTGCTGTCGACGAACGCAATGCTGATGAACGGCACTGGCGAGCGGCGCATGAAGGTCAACACGCGGCGCTGCCCGAAGTTCACAGAAGGGCTCGAGCAGCAAGCCTACGACGAGCGCGGTGAGCCGGACAAGACAAGCGGAGTCGACCACGTGAACGACGCCGGCACGTATCCGATCGTGCGCCTGTATCCCATCGTGAAGCGCCAGACGACCGTCAAGCCGCTCCACATGTAACCGAACATCACACATGACGACAACAGTGCGCGACCCGTCCGCCGCAGTGGAAGCGATGGCCGAGAACTGGCCGATCGTCGACGCACTGCTTGGCGGCACGCCTGCCATGCGCAAGGCGGGCAAGACATATCTACCGCAGTGGCCCGGCGAGACGAAAGAGGCATACGACGCTCGCTTGGCGACTGCAACGTTGTTCCCGGCGTTTCCTCGCACCGTCGAAGTGCTGGCAGGCAAGCCGTTCAGCAAGCCCGTCACGCTTACCGACGATGTGCCGGCGCGCATCAGGGAATGGTGCGACACGGACATCGATATGCAGGGGCGCAACCTGCATGCGTTCGCGGCTAGTCTGACCGAGGCGGCGCTGGCCCGCGGCATTGAGGGCATTTTGGTTGATAGCCCGCCGACAGTTAAAGGCGCAACGGCGGCCGACGAAAAGGTCGCCGGCATTCGCCCCTATTGGGTGCAAGTGCGCGCCGGCAACATTCTCGGCTGGCGATCACAGCGCATCAACGGCGCCGAAGTGTTCACGCAACTGCGGTTGCTTGAACAGGTCATCGAGGATGACGGCGAGTTCGGCGAGAAAGAGATTGAGCAGGTGCGCGTGCTGGTGCCTGGCGGATGGGCGACCTATCGCGAGCCTGAGAAGGTCGACGCGAACGGCAAAAAGGAATGGATTCTGCACGATCAGGGGACTACCGCCCTGCCTGTAATCCCGTTCGTGCCTGCATACGGTAAGCGCACTGGATTCATGACGGCTGTGCCGCCATTGCTTGAGCTCGCGCACATGAACGTCGAGCACTGGCAGAGCAAGAGCGATCAGCAGACGATCCTGCACGTCGCTCGCGTGCCGATCCTGTTCGGCAAGAACCTCGGCGAAACGACGGTGACAGTGGGCGCTGGCTCGCTGGTCAATGCCGATCACGAGCATTCTGATCTGAGGTACGTCGAGCACTCCGGCGCAGCAATCGAAGCCGGTCGTCTCTCGCTGCTCGATCTCGAAGACCGCATGCGCCAAGTCGGCGCAGAACTGCTCGTCATTAAGCCGGGCAAGACGACCGTCGCTCAGACGGTAGCGGAAAACGAAGCCGGCATGTGCGCGCTGCAACGCCTCGTCGAAGACGTGGAGGATGCGATCGACGCCGCACTGCAACTGACGGCGATGTTCATTGGCGAGAAGCGGGGCGGCAACATCCAGATCTTCAAGGATTTCGGCGTTGCGACGCTTGCAGAGGCTTCGATAGACCTGCTGCGCGACATGAATGTTGACGGCACGTTCTCCGATGAATCGCTGTTCAACGAAGCGAAACGCCGCGGCTACATCAGCCCCGAAACAACGTGGGATGACGAGAAGCTTCGCATCAAGCAGAACGCGATCAAGCCCGGCGCCGTCGCCATTTCTGACTGACGCCAAACACGAATCACAGCATCACGCGCCAGGTTAAGCCGGGCGTTTTCATTTCTGCGGCTAGGCCGCTGTTTCCAACCATTCCCAAGGGGAATTCATGTCGTATCTCCAACGCAAACTCTTTTCCCGTGTCTACCGCAACGAAGCTACCGAGGGTGGCGAAGCTGGCGGCGGCGGTGCGCCTGACGTGCAGAAGCTGATCGCTGATGCCGTGGCAAGCGCCGTATCCGGCCTGAAGGCCAAGAACGATGAACTGCTCGGCAAGCTCAAGAACAGCAGCGAGCAACTGAAGTCGTTCGAAGGCATCGATCCGGTCAAGACCCGCGAAATGATCGCGCGCTTCGAAAACGACGCAGAAGCGAAGTTGATCGCCGAAGGAAAAATGTCCGAGGTGATCGAGAAGCGCACCGAACGTCTGCGTGCGGACTACGAAAAGAAGCTTTCCGATGCGAGCGCACTCGCGCAGGCCCAAGCGGAGCGCGCCAAAGCGTTCCAAGGCCGCGTGCTCGATGACGCGCTGCGGGCTGCTGCCGCAAAGGCAGGGCTGCACCAATACGCCGTCGACGACGCGCTGTTGCGTGGCCGCTCGATGTTCTCGCTCGATGCGAACGGCGACGCCGTGCAGCTCGGGCCGGACGGCCAGCCGGTGCTCGGAAAGGATGGAAAAACCTTCTTCTCGCCGATCGAGTGGCTCGACGGCATGAAGGAGACCGCGCCTCACTGGTTCCCCGCTACCGCATCGGGCGGCGGCGCACAGGGCGGTCGCGGCGCTGGTAACGGCGGCAAAACCCTCAACCGCGCAGCTTTTGACCAGCTTTCACCTGCGAAACAGATGGAAGCGATCAAGGGCGGCGTAACCATTTCTGACTGATACACATGGCAAATACGCTCACGAACCTGATTCCCGACCTGTACGAAGCGCTCGACGTCGTGTCGCGCGAACTGGTCGGCTTCATCCCCGCTGTCACGCTCGACGCTTCGGCTGCGCGCGCCTCGCTCAACGAAGTCATCCGCATTCCGGTCACGCCGGCATCGACCGCTTCCGACGTCACGCCGGGTCAGCTCCCGCCTGACGACGGCGATCAGTCGATCGGCAACACCCCGCTCGCGATCACCAAGTCGCGCGTCGTGCCGTTCCGCTGGTCCGGTGAAGAGCAGAAGGGCGTGAACAACGGCCCTGGCTACGCGAACATTCGGCGCGATCAGATCGCGCAAGCGTTCCGCACGCTGACCAACGAAATCGAGGCGAACGTCGCATCGCTCGCATCGACTGCATCGCGCGCATGGGGAACGGCCGGCACGGCGCCGTTCGCATCGGACCTCAGCGATCCGGCGCAAGTGCGCAAGATCCTGTCGGACAACGGCGCGGCACTCAGCGACCTGCAAATGGTCATCGACACGACCTCGGGCGCGAAGGTGCGTTCGCTGGCTCAGTTGACCAAGGCGAACGAAGCTGGCACGACCGACCTTCGATCGCAAGGCACGCTGCTTGACATTCATGGCTTCAAGCTGCGCGAGTCGGCTGGCGTTGGCATCCACACCGCGGGCACTGGCGCGAGCTACGTCACGAACGGCGCTCTTGCTGTCGGCGCAACGACCATCCCGGTTCAGACTGGCACCGGCACGATCGTCGCCGGCGATGTGATCTCGTTCGCTGGTGATAGCAACAAGTACGTCGTCGCAACGGCGCTGTCGGGCGGCAACGTCATCATCGCGGCGCCTGGTCTGCGCAAGGCTGTGGCATCGGGTACGGCTGTGACCGTCGCTGCCGCGTACACCGGCAACATGGCTTTCGCTCGCTCGGCAATCGTGCTCGCTACCCGCGCGCCGGCTGTCCCGGAAGAGGGCGACATGGCTGAAGACCGCGTGATGATCCAAGACGCGCGTTCGGGCCTCGCGTTTGAAGTCTCGATGTACAAGCTCTACAAGCGCGTCCGCTACGAAGTGGCGGTTGCGTATGGCTGGGCGAACATCAAGCCGGAACACACGGCGCTGTTGCTCGGCTAAGAGCGCTGAAACGGCCTGTCAAAGCGGCAAATCCGGCTGACAGGCCGTTTTTCATTGGAGAACGCATGGCACGACCAAAGAAAGAAGCAGAAACGCCGCAAAACGACGGCGAAATCTCATTCGTCACGATGACGCGCGACGCTGAGCTCTATCCCGAGCCGCACACCGCGCAAGTTCATCCAGACGAAGTGGAAAACTACCGCCCTGGCGGTTGGGAGATTGCATAAATGCTGACCGATCAACAGTTGGCCGACGTTCGGCGCTTCGCCGGGTATCCATTGTTGGGCGATACCGTTGCCGACGACTCGCGCGACTTTGCCTATGGCTGGGTTTCGCCGGGCACATGGATGACGCTGCAGCACCGGCTGACGAATCTGCGGCCGGAAGAGGAGACCACGCTGCTCACGGTCTATCTGACGCCGCTCTACTCGCTTGAGACGGCTATTTTCGGCGCTGCAGACAATCTCGACACCGATCAAGCGGCCGTCTGGAAGCGCAATGCGAACGAAGTCTCGGATCGATCGAAGCTTTTCGACCAATGGCGCCGACGCATGTGCTTTTTCATCGGCATTGCGCCTGGCCCGTCGCTCGGGAATGGTGGCGGCCAAGTAGTGCGAGGGTAATAGATGGACGGAGCAAAGCTTCAGGCGAAGGTCTTCTACGGCTTCAAGAAAAGCGCCCAATACATCGGCACCGCATACACGCAATATCGCCCCGTATCAGCCGATCTGACCGGCCTCGCGCCCATCTCGACGTCACTGCTCGCCAGCTTCAACGCTGAAGACATGACGTACAGCCGGCCGAACAAGTACGCCAAGCCGACTTGGTACGCGCTGGTCGACGGCACGCAGACGCAAGTCGGCGATTACCTGATCGGCGCGGCCGGAACGTTCTTCATCGCAGCGCAGCAGCCGCTTCTGCCGATCCTCGCGGTCGAATGCAATCGCATTCTGTCGTTCGCGCGGCCGCAGACGCAGGCGCAGTTCGGCGCGGTGACGAATTACGAGGGCAACACGCCTGATACGCAGACGCCGCTTGCTGCTGGCTGGCACGCATCGGTGCTGCAAGGCACGAAGGGCGAGAAAAACGACG